ACGTGGTGCAGCCCTTACAACCCATTTCCCACGCCATCATGTAAACATCCTTGAACTCGTCAAAGTCGATGTCCTCTGGGCAGTTAATAGTCTTGCTGATGGAGCTATCAATCCACTTTTGTGCCGCAGCCTGCATCTTGACATGATCCGCAGGCGTCAACGTTTGAGCGCTCACAAACGACGCAGGGAACGGCTTGTCGCCAAACTCACGCCGCCACTTGTCTGCCGCGTAATCCCGCACTGTCTCCGTGATCTTTGACCCGTCCTTCTGCATAACCTTACGGTCATACTCAAACGCAAACGTAGGTTCAATACCGCTAGACACGTTACCAGCATAAAGCGAAATGGTTCCGGTTGGAGCGATAGAAGTCAACAGCGCGTTGCGAATACCATGTTCGCGCACGGCATCACGAATATCATCATCCATCTTTTCCATGTTCCCGGACGCCAAGAACCCATCAGCGTCAAACAGTGGGAATGAACCTTTCTCTTGAGCCAACTCGATAGACGCCCAATAAGCCTCGCGCGCAATGATGTGCAGATACTTATCAACCCACGCCGCGCCATCATCGGAGCCGTAGACCACACCACCTAGTGCCATAGCGTTAGCAACGCCAGTCACGCCAAGGCCGATGCGCCGCTTATCCTTAGCTTCCTTCTCTTGTGCTGGCAGAGGGAATTTAGAAACGTCAACCACGTTGTCCATCATGCGGACAGCAATGCGGACGGTATTCCGCAGCTTTTCCTCATCAATGGTGAAATCATCGCGCAACATAGCTGCCATATTTACAGAACCCAACAGGCACGCGCCATAAGGCGGTAGCGGTTGTTCACCGCATGGGTTAGTTGCCGCAATCGTCTCGCAATAGTTCAGGTTGTTGTCATCATTGATGCGGTCAATGAAGATCACGCCGGGTTCTGCGTAATGGTACGTCGCACCCATGATCTTATTCCACAACGCCCGCGCCTTGATGGTCTTATATACGCGCCCATCAAACACAAGATCCCATGATGCATCAGCCTTAACAGCTTCCATAAATGGATCAGTGACTAGAACCGACATGTTGAACATGCGCAAACGCGCAGGGTCACGCTTGGCCTCCACAAACTTTTCAACGTCAGGATGGTCACAGCGCATGGTTGCCATCATAGCGCCACGACGAACGCCAGCGCTCATAATGGTTCGGCACATAGCGTCCCAGACATCCATAAACGTCAGAGGGCCAGACGCTTCAGCCGCAACACCTTTTACAGGCGCACCAGCGGGGCGAATAGTAGAGAAGTCGTAACCGATCCCGCCACCCGCTTGCATGGTCATAGCGGCCTCTTTCAGCATGTCGCAAATGCCTGCAAGGCTATCCGGGACAGTGCCCATGACGAAACAGTTAAACAGCGTTACATTGCGATCCGTACCAGCGCCCGCATTAATGCGACCCGCCGGGATGAACGAGAACGCGCGCAGCACCGAGTAGAATTGATCCGCCCAGTATTCTTGATCTTTCTCTGGCGCAGCAAGCGACCACGCAACGCGTCGCCAAGTGTCCTCCACGCTGTCATCAATGGGCGTGCCATCCTGCTTCTTCAGGCGGTATTTCATATCCCAAATTTGTTCGGCCATCTCATTTTGAAATGGGCTTCCGTTACCGCCCGGTACTACCAAGTCCGTTTTCCCCACGTTCTGTTTCCTTTTCAATTTCTTCTACTTCAATTAGGTCTGTTTTGACTTTCTTAATTAGCCTTGCCTGTGCTATTCTGTCGCCATTCCAAGGCCAATCGGGGGTACGATCACCTACATAAGTTAAGCTTAGCTTTAACTCACCAGTAAAATCCTCATCAATAATTGCCACCCCATTCGTCAATATAAATTGCCCCTTGAAAGCGAGGCTACTCCTCACACAAGCTTCAATGTCGTATCCTTTTGGAATGTCAAATGATAGACCAGTGTTGTATACACGTGTCCTTGACCCAATTTGCTTATATGAAACAGCAACCAGATCAAAGCAAGCCGCGCCATCTGTTTGGAACTTCGGCATCACGGCTTTTGGGTGTGTGCGCTTTACGGGGAGTTTCATTTGTCCGACTTACCATCAATCAATGCGCGAATTCGACCCATTGCGATGTCGTGCGGAACCATTGGCCGATCATCATTAAGCGCTGCATTTACCTTATCCTCCACATATGCGTCGTAGGCTTCACCGTATTCAACAGACTTCCGCATAATGCGATCAACAAACTCAAGAACAAAAACACCATCTGGCGTCCCATTCTTGGCAATCCACTCCGTTACCTCATAAGCTTCCACGTCGCAAACATGGAGCAACTCATCCGAAATGTATTCAACAGCTTCTTTCAGGGTATATTTACGCTCTGTCATTCTCTCATATCCTCCTATAGATAAACCGGACGCCCAATATAGACGCCCGGCATTGTGTGGTCAATTAGCGGAACAGGTTAATGATGCGCTGCATAATGGACTTGCGCTTGACCGGACCAGCAATAGGCGGTAGGTCATCATTGGAAGTTGGAGTTAGCACATACTCCCCCTTACGCCGCTCACGATACACAACACCAGCAACGGTACTGCGCGTAACACCAATGGCCTTTGCGGTCTCGGCATACGTTGCGCCGTTGTTGATCATATCCATGATTTTTTGGTTGCGTGTCATGTCACATCATCCTTCCCGCGCCAAATCCGCCAACCCCAAAGCATCACGTCAAACGCCACGAATAATGGTAGCGCGCCCATCGCATAGAATAGATAGACAACAAGCCACTCGGCAAAGTCGAACCACACAAACGCGATCATTGACCAAAACGAAAAGAATGCAATCAAACCGTACAGCGCAAGACTATCCAGAATGTCGTTTACTAGCCGCGTCATCCGTATGCCTCCTCATACCCTTCACCGTACCCATCATAGTGACCTTCTTCATACCCCTGTTCATACGCAGCCATAACCCATTTAACGATGGATGAAACATCCCCAGAATTAATATCTTCCATCATTCGCTCTTGTCGTGTAGAGTAGTTTTCAATCTCAGACATCCATTCTTTGTATGTCATCCCCGCACCTCCAACTCATACCGATACCCACCACTAACACGCCGCTGATACAAATGCACCTTGCCCGCATCAGCGTACCCGCGCACCACGGCAAACACCTCCTTGCGCTTGCCCCGTGGATCAACGTCTGTCGGGCCTTCCCAGTACACCACACGTGTGCCTGTGTCGCCCATGCGGATGATCTTATCTAGATGCGAGCGCCAGTCTTTGCGATCTGTGTCCAGCGTGCGGGTTTCGGGTGCTAGGGCTTGGATGTCGTCGTGGGAGATCATTGATCCGCCTCCCAGTGGATTTTCGTTAGCTTGCCGTCTGTGTAGGTGCATTCGGCCCAAGCCATAAATTGGGCTAAGCCATTTCCAATAGTTACTGCGTCTTTACGCACATCAACAACAGGCTCTTTCTTCACGCGGTATGCGCGCGTATCGTGGAAGCGCTGCCCGTCCATAGGAACCCACTTACCAGCTGCCGTGAGATCCTCAATCGCCTTCCCCCGATGTTGTGCCAGCAACAGCTCGCCTTGTTCTTCATCACTCATTTCGCCCCAAGTCTTCATTGCACATACTCCTGTTTTTTATCATTGCCTTCTAACTCGCCAACCGTAATGCCCGCAACCAGTGCGTTAATAATAGGCTGCATAACAAGCGGATTGCCGTTCATCATCACCCCCATGTCATCCCCCTCATCAGTTACAATATTCACCGTAATGTCACCATCACCCGGCGCAACGGTAATGCTCCAAATGTTAGACCTCATGGGTAGTTACCTCCTTAAATTCACTCACAAGCATACTGCACAGATCAACATAACCGTCACGACCCGCCAAGCAAATGTGACCATCATCATTCTTGTGAGACTTGTACGTCTCCCCAACCTTATACCCCGGTGACGCAGAGTGAATGCACTTATAATTTACACCGTCACGCCATTTTTTCTTTGGCCGTTCTTTCTTAGGCTCTTGTTCCTTACGCATCGTCATTGGTAGTCACCTCCACTTGCCCGCGCTCAATGCGCTTAATTTGACAGGATGGATAGAATGATCCGTTGATGTGTAGGCCATTTTCGTTGGCTCTATCGCACAGGTCTTCGTAACGGTTCAATACAAGCTTTTTTGCCGGAATAACAATCCAATATTCCTCTAGGAACCCTGCATCATGCCAGCGGGACGAGCATTCCAATGTGTAATCCAACACATCTCCGCCCTTCAAATGCACCTTGCACACCATCTTTGCGGTCTTTGCTAGTTCCGCGTCGTCCAGTTTTTTCTTATGTTCGCGCCATTTTAAAGCGTCTTCCTTGTATCCGTATCCGAACATCACTCAAACTCCTCATCATCTACGTTGTCAATAATCCAGTCAGCAAGCCGCCCAAACTCGGCGCGCAACTCTCGATCAGTCCACTCGCGGTCAAACATATAGACCGTTTCAATCTCCAAGTCTACCAACTCATCAGGACCGGTGTCAGGGTCGCTAAAGATGCGTGCGGTCAGAGTTGCGGTGAACTCAAATGCGGATGTGGTTTTCATGCTTCTTGTGCCTTCTTGTTCTTCTTGATGTTAAGATATTTCGCATACGCCTCAGACTTTGGCTGTGTCATACCTAAACCTTTACACCACCAATCATTCCGCAACAAGACCTTACATAGCCTGCGGTAGCTTGGTGCCCACTGTTTGTCCTCCAAAACCTTTGGTGCCCAGTCTGGAATATCTTCGGTGTATCCGCGACCACGCCAACCCTTAATGTGAGCCTTGAAGCGTTCTAGGAAGTGGTTGCGCGTCACCTCAGGCATTGTCTGCAATAGCAGCTTGCAGAAGCTCTTGTACGTGTGACCCTCTGGCAAAGTGATCTTGTTGTAGCCGTTGATATTGCCATTCTCTTGGATATACAGCGCACCACTATTCACGCCATTTACTCGCGCAACAACCTTGTACCACGTTTCAGGCTCAAGAATATGATACAGCCACAAGCCGCGCCGCTGATCGTCTCCATACGGCTGACACAATCGTTGCTGAGATGGCTTCACGCCAGCTTGGTGCATCAGGTCGTAAATCTTGTTGTGTTCACGATCTGGAAAAGCCGCATGGTATTTCCAGATGTCTTGTGTTTTCCAGTCATAGATCGGATAAACGTTATAGGCGTTATCCGTTACTTTTGTTGTCCACCGATACCCCTTCCACGTTTCCTTCTGAAAGGTGCAGATAGTGCGAAAACGGTTCAGGCTTTCATCAGCACGAATACCGATAAAGCCCGCCGCTACATCATCGTCAGCGTACCAATCTGCAAACAGAATGATAAACTCTTCAAACTCCATATTAGGCTGAAACCAATCGAAATATTCAGGATCACTTACTACGCCACGGTGTTTAGGCATGTCTCGCACCCAATCATCCTTACGTTCAGCATCCCAGCACGTCCAAACAGGCTCAAAGTTACTTGATGCATTACGCAGTTTGATCGGCAAGCAAATCCAGTACGGGTCGATGTTCTTTTCATACCTATCAAACATTTCCTCCACATGCTGCGCTGTTTTCTTGTATTGTGCCTCAAAGTCAATGACCATGACAGCAACCTTTCGGTCACGCTTAATAGCCTCATCCATCACAAGATGAAACATGACGCTACTATCTTTCCCTCCAGAGAACGATACAAAAATCTTTTCAAAGTCGTCAAACGTCTTTCTAATACGCTCTCGCGCAGCATCCAATACTGATTGATCTCGGTAAACCTTGTGCTGCATCACTACCTCCTTAGTACAAGCTTGCTTGAGTTCTAGGCTTTACGAGTTCTGGTGTCAACTCTGAATACCCATTCTTTCTCATCCATACATTGATATACTCAAGAGCCAGATTATCGGCTTGCGCCTTTTGCTCATCAGTCAAGAGGTTGTACCCGCCGCGAAACCTTGCAGGGACGCCAGTTGCGTAGCACATAGCGCTTTGCCCCATCCATGCGATGCGGTTCATGTTCTCATTGGTCAGATAGTGCTCACAAGAGTTTTTCCAATCTGCGATAACTCCTTCCATTGCTGACGCAAAGCGTGGAAGGTCAGACAGGAAGTCACGGTAAGCCTCTTCGCACTCATCGTTAGTCATGCCTTTTGGCGGCTTTTCCTCATAAAATCCAGCCGGGTAGCACTCCCATTGGTCCCATGTGTGGAAAATTCGCTCCATAACCTTTTCGCGAGCCATTACAGATCCTCCTCATTCAAAAGGTCAATTTCCTCATCAGTCCACAAGCCTGCATCCCAAGCTTTGGAAAACTCCTCATCCCCGAATACCTCAGCAAGGCCAGACACTTGGCACAAGCGCAATACCTCATCTGCATCCATGCCGAGTTCTTTAGCAATACGCGTGTCAGACCAATTGCGCTTCTTGAGTTCAATCACAATGTCAGACATTGAATTGACGTTGTGCTTTCCTCGCGCCCGGTTGTGGCGGATAGTAGATGCAATGCGGTCGTTCCGGTCTGTGTTCTTCGATTGGATGGCAACTAGTGGCATGTACCCTTGCAGGCGATCTCGCACCATTTGGGAACGCTTTGCAACAGTAGTACGGTGAAACCCGTCAACGACCTCATATGTGTTATCACTATCAGGCCACGTTACGACTGGTTGAGTATAGCCGTCATGTTCAATGGAGTGTTCAAGCAACACCATTTCAGGCGGAGCTACGCTGTTTGGGTTGTAGTCGTTTGCGTGAACTGCGTCAGTCATCACCCATTGCACAAAATCAATCGGCTCTTCCTTAAACGGGCTTACCTCGTGCAACTGAGCGCGAACCTCATTCAGTGCTTTTACCTTGTCATCAAGGCTCATTTCGCTGATTTGCTTGCAGATATCCGAAATATCCATACTTAGACCTCCTTACTTGTCTACCGTTAGTCATATCACCATAAGCGCCGCTTAGCAATGACTAAATAGCCGTCCTCTTGAACTGTTTTCTTGATGCGTACATCGTCACCCGTCCACCCATGGGATCGCACCCATTCCTTGCACTCTTCAAGGCTTTGCGGCGTACAGTAGCCGAAAAACGCGATTACTGGTCCCTCCATGCCTTAACCGCCTCCATAGCCGCTTGCCATCCCAGCGCGGCGCACACAAAGCATCCTGCTTCCATCGCGGCTTCCAAATAGTCAAGTTGACCCGGTTGCCATTTGCTCTTTGTATGATCTTGCCTTTTCAACTCGCAAATAAACGTCGTTTGGCCCGGAATGAAAATATCAGGCGCACCAGACACAAACCCACCCTCGGCCTTGATCTTTGCAAGTTGCGCGTGACTGCGCTTGCCCTCATTACGGATGTGCAATGCAATCTTTTTTAGGTCTGGCGGGAGTTGGTTAAAGAACGTGGACTGCTCCGCCGTTTCAGTGGGACAATTGCCGCGCCACGTTGTATCGCCGTACACTGTTAGCCATGGGGGGAATTCCATTGTGGTACAGGCTCCTCATCCTTTGGTTTGTTAAAGCTGAACACGGTAAAGAAGCCGTTCTCTTCTTTCTTGTATTCAACCGTTTGCGGGCGTTCACCGTTCAACGATTGATACATTTCAAGCTGCCTCATAGCAAATTGGCTTTTAGGGTTCTTCTGCACCCACCAGCTAAACGATCTGTAAGGCGTCTTGAAGTCTAGTCGCACAACCTCATTGCCGTTACCGCTTACCGTTTCCCGCGTGTCAAATTCAACCACCTCGTCGCACTGGCGATTGAATGGGGATCGTTTTAGAGCCTTAAACTCTTGTTGCAAGGCCAAATTGGGGTCAACAATCTCACCCTTGCACGACACACAGTATCGCGCGGCAATGTCGTTTGGCTCCATGCAATGAGGGCATTCCTTGCTTGTCCATCTCTGCTGGCATTGGCTCAGTTTGCCGCCCCCCACTGGCACCATATTCAAGCACCTACGCCCATAGTGCGCCGGGATAGGACCATGTTCGCACATGATCTGTTCACCCGTCAGATCGGCAAAATACCCGTCTGGCGTTATGCCGTATCCCTCATCGTTCTTGCGCGCGCTAAACTCATTTTCACCGCCGCACATGGGGCACGTCACGTTGATGTAAACAGTTTCACCGCCCTTGAATGCCGTAGTGATTTCAGGCGACCAAATATCCCCGTCCGGGAAATGTGTGTCGAAATTATCCTCTGTGTAGTCCAGATACAGGCAGTTCGGCTTATCACTCGCGGCAATAGCTGCTTTGCGCTCTTCCACGGTGTCAAGATTTCCGATAGATGGGTCCAGCAAGCGCACCCCTCGCCCTAGGATCTGCTGCAACAGCCGGGACGAACTTGTCTTACGCAAAACTGCGATCACGTCCACATGCGGAAAGTCAGCACCCACGGTAAGCTTGTCCACGTTCACTATGTATTTTTTACGGCCCGCCTTAAAGTCTTTGATGGCCTGCTTTGCATCAGCGCCGCCACCGACACAGATGGTACTTAGTTGCGGCGGCAAAGATGCCAATACCTCGCGCGCGTGCTTTACCGTGGCTGCAAAGATCATTACAGCCTTGCGGTCCTGAGATTGCGCCACAATGTCAGCCACGATCTGCGCGGTTAGCCGCCCGTGGCCGTGATATGCTTGGTCCACTTCGGACTTCTTAAAATTGCCGCTCTTGTTTGCCTTTAGGCCACCCGTCTGGTACTTGCCTGCACCCGGCTGGCCCACTACCATAGGTGTAAGGTATCCTAGCCCCATTAGCTTATGGGTGTCGCACTTGTGGATGCACTTGGTGTAGAACGGATCAATAGCTTGGCCTTCTGGCACGGGCTTGCCATTCACGTCAATGCGGTACACGTACCCCGTCCCTGTGCGCCACGGTGTCCCTGTAAAACCGACGATCCGCACGTTAGGATTGGCGTCTCTGATCTTCTCAGCAATGGCGCGAACCGCATTAGTAAGGCCCTCACCCTCATCAATCAGGATGGCGGAAAACTGTTCCCCGAAACGTGACAGGCTATTCTTAATTGTGTCTGGCGTACCCACCACAATGTCATGGCGCGTTGATTTCTGCCCCGCCGATGCTGAAAACACAGAGCATGGCTCACCAATGATAAGAACCTTTTCGCGGTTCTGTTCAACAAGGTTTCCACTAGGGCAAAGCACAAGCACCTTTTTATTGCTCATGTCACGAATGGCAGCGGCAAGCCTTGCGATCAGAAAGGACTTACCGAAGCTTACGGTAGCTTCAACAACGACAGGCTCCAAGCTGGTGCGAACGTGGTTTAACACGTCCGCTTCTGCCTCCAGTGCATATTGTCTTGGTTTGAAGGTCATGAAAGTTTCCAAAAACTGCTAGGTTTCCCCCGGTACGGTTCCAAATCAGCGTCAGGACACAGAGCCTTGATCGCCTTGGCGTATGAAACCGAACCTTCCTTTTGCACCTTAGTCAGCTTGCGCCCCCAGATCAAGGCATCTCCGCCACCGCCAATCGCAATCAATTCGTCAAGCACTTCCTTTTGACGCTCTTTCGCTAGGTCTTGCGCGTCTTTCAGTTGGTCGTATTCATCAATCAACAGTTTAGCGCGATCCGTGTTGATCTCTTTCCGCAGAGGCTCCAAGTGCTCCGAGTTGTCAAGTTCTGACAGGTAGAACGCATGGAATTGACGCAGCACAGGAATATTTTTGCCAAGCCAGTCGTCGTCACGGTTGATGACTTCAAGCTTATGACCGTGCGGCGACCATTGCCAGAAATACGCCTTAGAACGTCCAGTGCACAACATCTCCCATTGTATTTGCGATCCGTAATATTCTTGCTCCTGTGCGGTTTTAAACTCCCCACCGTTGCGCTTACCGTATGGGCATTTCACCTCTAGGATTGCATCTTCTTGAATTAGGCCGTCAGGGCTGGCCCCTGCCCAATCTTCGTATGGGTGAAAACCAGTTTCCACAACGTCAAGGCCCGTTTCCAATGTGAAGTCAAGGATTGCTTCTTCCTCATGCGATTGGCCGTAATTTGTTGCGATATTGCCCTCAAACTCGCTCGGTGCGCCGTGATATTCGCGCACCATCGCGCGTAGCACGTCTTCCCGTGTCTGCCATGGGTTAAGCCCAAGGATGGCACCCACCCTAGAGCCAGTAACGCGGCCTTTGCGCTTTTCAAACCATTCTTTGCTTCGTTGTTGTTCCATGTTAGTCCTCCTTACTTAGTCCAATCAAAATACTTACGGTTTCCGGGTTTTACTTTAGGAACCTTCGGTAAAAACCCTCCAGAATATGTATCGAAGTTCAACATCATCCACCCTTTTACTTTCTTATTGACGCCACGAGCCAACTTGAAAACACTGACGTTATTCAATCCGTACAACCTACCGAAGTCGTAGCGAATACCAATGAATACAGTTCCGTCTTCATGGATAAAGCAATATTCTTCCTCATCCAATAGGTTATGATTGCGGCCAGATATCAACTCACTTTTTCTTTTTCTAGTATCATCACTTATGTTAGCAGCACCCTCACCGCCGTCAGTCATGTTGCATAGGTTCTTCCGGCCATAGTGCCGTATAAGTGCAACCTCGAATGAAAGTGCACATTCCTCACCTCTGAAATACATCACCTTTTCAGGAACAAAACCGTACTTTGAAACTATTCTATTCCAATGTAAGTTTCTACAACTAGGTCTAGAGTAACGGCACGCCGTTCCCTTACCCACATAGAACACCTGACCCTCTCTAGGACCGGATGCGTACCGATGAACATAGACGTAAAAACGCTTTTCTTCTGACATACAAACCCCGCTAAGGTTGCGCTGAAATACTGAACGGGCAGGGCTGCCAGCGTCACAGCCTTTTCGGGAGCTAACCTAGCCCGTCAATACTATATAAGCATGACCTAACAGCTTGTCAAGTATGTAAAAAAAAGAGGGCTTTTGCCCTCCCTTTGTTTCTTACAGAATGCTAGGACTGAATGGAATCTCATCATCCATTGCTACGCCACCAGCGCCAAAGTTGCCGTTATTTGCTGGAGTATCCTCTTTCTTAGGTTCACCCACATCAGATTTAGGGCTTACCTTAGAAATCCAATTCCCCGACCGAGTCTGCCCGTCGTCTCCATCCATCTCCCACTTCATGACTTTCAGCGTCATGAATTTGTTGGTCAAGGCGCGTGTCAGATCCTCCGAGCTAGGTGGACCCTGCAGTGTAGAAAGCTGACCACCAGCGTTTGCGTCAATAGCCGCCAACATTCGTTTGGCATTGTCCGACTTTTTCTGTGGGTCTTTTGCGCGCGGGTCTTTGCCGTACACATCCAGCTTTTGAAAGATCACACGGTTTTTATACGCCTCCGGCTTTGTCACGCGCCACTGGATGTTGATAAACTCATCCTCACTTTCGTAAAACTTAGACCATTCGACCTTTTCCGCAAACGCCACCACGTTGGTGTTGTCCGGGATAGGCTCACCACCTCCTGTCGGTGCCTCATATGTGGTTTCAGATTTTGCTTGTCCACCATCGGACAGGTCCCAAAAACTCATTGAGCAAACTCCTTCATAGCTTCTACAGTTTTCTTGTTGGGCTTTTCTCGCAACACATTCATTGCAAATTCAACTGCCTCAATACATTTGTCATCGCGCTCGTAATCAATAACGGCGTGATCAAGCAGCATTGCGATGGCCTTACGGCACATCTTTTCATCCTTAGTCATCTGTTAGGTCTCCTTATTGGTTGTTCTGTAGTGCTTTAACAAACGGAACCAAGGGGTTCTCGCCAATCTTATACGTCAAGTCCTGCTCAATGCCAAACCGGTTCTTAGACACGTTTGCAGCACTCATCTTAACGACAAGCTGTCGCGTGCCATCAGAAATTGCCTTTTTGCGCTCCCCGTCATCACCCTTCAGAAAGGTTTCAAGTTTCAGGAAGCCAACAATGTCCGCGTCATCAACATAGGGTGCCACAGACTTCTTGCCAAGACGCAACGTGTATCGCGTGTACGGGTCCGCGTCTGGAAGGTCAATGGTTTCTGTATCCGCATGGGCAACAAAAACAATGTGCATACCCTTCTTGCGACGCAGGATCTCCACACCCTTACGCACACGCTGATGCATAGAGGCCAATGCCGCAAGACCTGCCCCGTACCCGCCATTAGCTTGGTTAATGGATTTTGGGTTCTTAGGGTCTTTTGCAACGATATCATCAGTGAACAACCGCTCCAAAGCGGTCACACTGTCAATGATAAGCGCCTTGTATTCGTGGTCGCCTTGCAGCGCCTTGATCTGCGCAAACACGTCATCCGCAGTCTGCACCAACGGGAACGCATCAGGTCGTCGTTCTTCAGGGATAGACTGCAAGCCATCCTCTGCACGGATAACAACAGGATTTGGAAACTCAGCCGCCAAGCTGGTCTTGCCCGCACCGGCATCGCCGCAAATCGTCATCACGATTGGGCCATCCTTGGGCTTTGTAATAAGTTCTAGCATGTGTCCTCCTTAGACGTTGTTCACCCTACATAAACCAACACCACCAACAATGTCAACACCCCTATTGACACTTTATCGCCCTCCCGCTAAATACCTGATTAGCAAAATAGTAGGAGGCTACATGCTGGAAGACATTATCCACCAGATGAACGAGGCAGGGTTGCGGGTTTTCCCGTTGCTTGGTTCGCATGATCTAGACGGCGATCCCCTTGACGAAAAGGAGGCATTCAAGCGGCCACGTCATAGCGGTTGGCAGCACACCCCTGACAATTGGTCAGACGAACAGCTAGATGTCATGATTGAAACAGGACAGTTCGCCACAGGGTATGGCATTGTCTGCCGTGACCTGATCGTGATCGACGTTGATCCGCGCAACGGCGGCTTGCAATCTCTTGCCTCCTTGTTAGAGCAAGTACCGGAAATCGCAGGCGCGGGAATGATCGTGGAGACAGGGCGTAGGGACGGCGGAAAGCACTACTACTTCCGAGCGCCGTCGCCTGCCGTAGCTATGGTGCAGCACCTCAAGGGCTTTGAAGGTATCGACGCTAAGTCATCTGGTTTCGTTGTAGGTCCGGGGTCTATGCACGCAAGCGGCAACACATACCGCATTCTGTCCGGCTCTCCTGATGAGATTGACGAAGCGCCAGCCGCATTGATTGACCTGCTACGCAAGCCAGACTACCACCGGGCTGAATACAACGGCACCAGTATGGACGTCACCGAGCAAGACATTGCTGAAATGTTGTCGCACATTGATCCTGACGTTAGCCATGACGAATGGGTGCGTGTTGGCATGGCAGTGCACGACGCAACAGGCGGTGCGGCATTCCACCTTTGGGACCAGTGGTCCGCGCGCGGCACTAAATACCCTACCGTCGAAGCCCTTGAACGCCGCTGGCACTCCTTCGGCAAGGCTTCCATGCCTGTCACCCTTGGGACGCTGATCCATTACGCAGAAGAGGGCGGATGGAAGCGGTCCGTCACATTCGACGCGCCCGCCGTACAAGAAGATACGCCAGCCCCCCTTCTATGTACCGATCACATCGACCTGTTACGCCCGCCGGGGTTCGTGGGAGAGGTATGCGAATGGATCAATGACCAGTGTCGTTATCCGCGTGAACATCTAGCCGTTGTCGCCGCTTTGGTGGTCATGGGAAACATCATCGGGTTGCGCTATACAGACGATATTGACGGGGCCACAGCCAACCTCTTTGGCTTTGGTGTTGCAGACAGCGGCAGTGGCAAGGATAGCGTCTACAAGGCATTCAACAAGATCATGCGCGCAGCAGGTCTAACACCTGCCCTGCACGGTATGCAGAAATCGGAGCAAGAGGTTGTGCGCAACCTACTGCGCCATCAGCCCGCTTATTACAACATTGATGAATTTGGCATCCACCTTCAAAAAGTCGTCAATGCCAGCAAGAAAGGGTCAGCGTCCTACCTTGAAGGGTTGATCGGCATTCTCATGAACACCTATTCCAAGGCCGACGATTTCCTGCCTATCGGTGGTGACACCAAAGAGGAGGTCAAGAAAGAGTTGGTCCGGCAAGTAAGCCAAGCGCGCAAGGCGATTGAGGAAAACGATGACAAGCACGGCAAACACGCGCAGAACCTTGCCCGCGCAGAAAAGGCCCTAGAGGCCGTAGACAACGGCATTGACCGCCCGTTCGTGTCTGTCATGGGGTTCACAACCCCAAGCACGTTTGACCTACTGGTGACGCCAGATCAAGCCACCAGCGGTTTTATTGGTCGTGCTATCATTGTGCGCGAAGTGGACCCAAACCCAAAAGCCAAGTACCCATTCAAAAAGCGTCCAATGTCACCCGGCATGGAGGGTCGCCTGTCGTCCCTTGTGATGGGCGGGACGTACGACATGACGCAGGAGCGCATTGAATATTACGATGAGCGCGTACAGATCCGCACAGAGCCAGCAGCGGCAGAAGCGTTGCAGATGGTTTACCATGAGTTCTGGGAGTTCGCAGAGCGCCAGAAAGAGGCCACAGGGCTTACACCCATTCCACGGCGAGGGTATGAGATGGTTTCCAAGGTCAGTCTGATCCTAGCTGCCCCTAGTGGCGTCAGAACGCTTGAACACGTTCGATGGGCCTACGCGCTGATCAAACATGACATTGACGAAAAGCTGCGCCTTGTGGTCTCCAATGACCAGACATACGGTGGTGACATGGTTCTGTTTGCCAAGATCTCCAAACTCATCAGCAAGGACCACGGGGAAACCTTCGGCGTTATCAAGAACAGACTGCGCGCTTACAAGCCAGAAGATGTGCAAAAAGCGCTGGATCTGATGGTCAGCCGAGGACAAGCGCGAAAAGAAGAAACCAAGCACCCAAACAACGGAACGACGGTGTTGAGGTGGTTTTACAATGGCTGATTAGTAAGCAAGACCCCTGAATAATAGCCTGAATATTCAAGTAAGCCCATGATTTTCATGGGCTTTTTTGCTGTTTACCGGCCTAGCAGAATAGTCTTTAGAAACCCCTTTTAAAAATACCCTTAAGATACCCATATATCACCCTACCTAAAGTGGTGTTTTTGCAGTAAGAAAAAGAGATAGACCTACTAATCAGTATAAACAGATATTTAGTATCTTATGTCTTTGTTCTTAAAGGACATTCAAATAGTTGAATGTGTTTAATCAGGTGTATTTAGGAATCCCTAGTGTCGGCATGTTGATTTTCCCGACAGGAGTGATATATACATACAATCATAAGTGATAGGAGTTACAGAATGTCCAATATGAAGTTTGAGAAAAATTACAGTAAATCCGGGGCCAAACTGAAATACCCGTGGGACGAAATGTGGATTGGCGAACCTAAGTTTTTTGAGGGTATCGGCGGGTCACAATCTAGACCTGCTCTTGCTGCAAGAGCGTGGGGGAAGCGTAATGGCGCTAAGTTCTCTTGCCGAGAAGTTGATTTTGGGGTGGAGATCACACGTATATCTTAGAGTATTGACACCGCCCGCAGCACATGCTACCACCAGCACAGCACAAACAGGAGGCTATGACTATGAAGATTGAACCCGGCAAGTATTACCGCACACAGAATGGTGAGAAGGTTGGCCCTATGGAAGAAACTGACAATGGGGATCCCGGAGGTTTTTGGGGTGCTCCATGTGGCCTGTACCGCAAGGATGGCACGTTTGGGTATGGTTCCGAATGTTACTGCAGTGATCTGGACATCGTTGCAGAGTGGGAGGATGAAGAAACCGGAACCCTTGCAGAACTGAACGTGAAGCCGGGGGATTTGGTGTCATACTGCGGACTGCATGAATATGAAGTTGGAGAGAACCGTCACCTAATCAGAGTTGATACAGGGGATGATTGTGGTAGATACGCACTGTGGGATACCAGTTCAAGCTTCCGCATCATCTCCCGCGCATCTGACAACCCGAAGACATGGGGCGAGATGACCGACGCGGATCGAAAAGACATGTCATTTGCTGCTATGAGCGGAAAACCCATTGAACTAGATGGTGGCTCATTTGGGTGGTGTGCATGGGATGGGAGAACACCACTTTGCGAAACTCATCAGCCTATCCGCATCAAGCCAGAACCCAAGCGCGAGACGGAGAGCCTATATGTGTTCTATAATTCTGGATTTGGCGTTGAGGGAACATCTGGAACGGACTGGCCTGCAACCCACCGCATCACCTTCACCACCACAGACGGGGAACCAGACCTCGACAGCATCACCATGGAGCGGGTATGATGAACGCATTCCTAGACTGGTCACTATCCATCAAGCCCGCGTGGGCCGGGTATGTGGTGTTTGTATGTGTATTCATTGGAGGGTTTTTCGTTTCGGCAGCATCGTTCATTGCGCTGGTGATCGTCACAAACGGTTGGGCGCTATTGGCTATCCCCGTGTTGTTCGCATACTGCCTTTTCGTCGCTCTATTCATGCAGGGCAACACATGACCATCCCCGTCTACTCACACCCTGCACCAACACCAGCAATTGAGGAGGCGCTACGCAAGCGCCTTCTAGCCCTCGCAGTTGAGGAGGGTCACTTGGACAGCAAGCACCGGCCAATCCTAACCGAGGGGTTTAGGTACGAACGTAGCGTTATGGATCTAACCGCACACGTTGCAGACGAAGGTGGCGTACCGTGGAAGGACCGTGGCCCTATCGCTCGCAAACTGGCTGATACGCTAGGGTATAAAAGTTCCGCTAACTTGATGGCCGCGGTTAGGGAGGCTATAGATCAAGGACTAATAGACGCCTCAATAAGGGACGGAGTGGGCTTATTGATGCCTACAAGTTACGGTATCGAGATTTTGACCCTCTGGGAAGATCGTGATGAATTCGAAGAAGTGTAAAGAATGCATGATAGTCAAGCCAGTGACTGACTTCCATAAATCTGGGAAGTCTAGAACTGGTGAGCAAGAGTACAAATCTTCGTGCAAAGAATGCAGAATGTCCGGGATAAAGAAGAGGCGGTTGGAAGATGAAGCCTTCGCGGAAAGCAGCAGGGCTGCGGTTAGAAAATACGACAGGGAGAAAAGAAAAAGTGATCCTGATTACGTGAAGAGGAATAAGGATCGCTGCAAAGAATGGTATTGGGAAAAGTCTAAAGATGAAGAATTTTTGAAGGAAAAAAGGGGAAAGGCTAGAGACCGATACAAGAAACTAATGGAAGACCCTGAGTACAGGAGGAAGGTTAACGATAGATCCTCTGACAGGAGGAGGGAGAAGCGAGAGAATGATGAAGATTGGGCGAAACGAGAAAGGGATAGGTACAGAGATTATGTCAACAAAAAATACAACAGCGATCCTGATTACAGGCAGAACAGGAACAGGATAACAAGGGAGTACAAGAAGAGAAACCCGCACAAGGCCAGACAGTATGCGTCTACAAGAAGTAGGTCTATGGATGCTGCAAAATTGCCGGGGTATGATGATGAAATATCTAAAATATACCAGCACGCGGTTGATTGCTATGTTGTAACTGGGGATGAATACCACGTAGATCACATAATTCCTCTTAAGGGAGAAAATGTGTGTGGCCTGCATGTGCCTTGGAATTTGCAGGTGTTACCGGCGGAAATAAATCTAAGGAAGGGGAACAAGTTTGATGGAGGATGGTAAAATGACAAAACTTGAAGCACTGCGCACGTTAGCCGCGAAGGTGGAGGCGGGGGAGGCGCCTGAGAATACATGGCGAGTGTTTGGATCGGACGAAGTGCTTATGGGGTTTTCCCATAAGGCCTACCACGGCTCACTAGACGCAGCTAAGGCGCTGCATGAAAGCGTGTTGCCGGGGTGGGATTATTGCATTGACAGCGAGGATGATGGCGTAGCGGTATTTTCTGATGGGCTTAATGGTGTAGTAGCGCACAACGAAAACCCCGCCCGCGCTTGGTTGCTGGCTATCCTAAAGGCGCTAATTGCACAGGAGGAAGAAGGATGAAGCGTGATACATACGCCAAGTATCCAGTCCTTTGCCTAACTTGCGGACAGAGATCTGAGAGGATTTTAAAGCAAGGTAAAGACAAGATATGGACAAACATTGATAAATGTAGATGCCCTAAGTGTTCAAAAACAGCTTATGTCTTAAACCCGCTGAGGTCGCAATTCTTATTTGAGGCCATGGCAAAAGAAATTGTAAGGTTGAAAAGCAATATCTTTGAGTTGGAGTGTATGATAGATGGCGACCAAGGAGAGAGATAAAATGACACGCTGGGTATTCAACGAAGATGGCTGGACCGATTGGATCGACCACGACGTCATGGGCTGTCCGTGTGTGGGGTGGTGGGTTCATGTGGTACACAACACCGGAATAGTCAGGGAAGTTATTGCTGGGTCAGGGGGTGGCCTTTCATGGGATTGGAGTAATTACCCTCAATACTCACGCATCATCCGCTACCGCATCCGCAAACCCAAGGGTGCAGAGACGCTAGAGCGACTAGTGCAGGACATGCCTGAGACAGTTGATGCGTAACTTACACCCCGCCCTAACCGGCGGGGTTATTTGCGTTTACTGACCTTAGCGTGTTATCTAAGTGGTGTATGGGGGCAACACTGAATGCAGAGATATGGCTAATCACAATCCGAACACGTCAGGTCTAACGCCGTTCAAACCCGGCCAATCTGGCAATCCGGGCGGCAAGACAAGCGAACACCGTAAGGCCGAGATTAAAGCGGCTGAACTTGCGGCTATGGTGCAGGCGGACTTGGTGGAAGCGCTTTACAACACCGTGCGCGATGCGGGCAGCGATACCGACAAGTTGGACCAGATCCGTAGCGACGTTCTAAAGCTACTCAAAGACAGTCAGGACCGTGGCTTTGGCAGCCCTCAACAGCACATCGACAATACCAGTAGCGATGGCAGTATGACGCCAGCCGTACAGACTGGTGACGCTGTTCTGGACGCACTACAGAGGAAACACGCTCAGAATAGCCCTGAGAGCGACGGAGAGGCCCCGTAGAGGGCCTTAACGTATATTCATGACCTCGCACCTATCACCGGACCAAATAGCCACTCTACGGAGCGATTTTTTGGAGTTCGCCAAGTACATGTTCAAGGCTCGCCGTGGGTCTGACATGAAAGA